ATTGAAACGCTGCGTAAGCGTATGGATTACACATACTTATATCTTGATAAATTCATAAAAATCTATTCCTTCTATTTTTTTCTTGTTAATTATTTTAAAACCACACCATTTAATCCAACGTAAATGAACAGCATTTCTGCTATCTATAAAATTCCAAAGTATAGGATATAAATCCTGCATCTCTTGAACTCTATCTTTACATTGACGTGCAAATGGTAAAGCTATTTCTAAAAATCTGTTTGTTCCTAATAAAAAAGGTGACCCAACTGTATGAGATTCCGTAGGACATACACCATACATAGCAATAAAGTTTCCGTCTTTAATTATAGAACGACATAACTTTGCTGTTTTAAAACCTCTTACAACGGGTTTTAAAGGGTGTTCCTTTGTCATTGTAACTACTTCATTAAAATCATCAGGTCGAAGATCATCAATTAATAATTTACAATCTTCTTCAATACTGTTTCTTTCCTCAATCATTAAGATATATTTCTAGTCGACAATATTGAGAATATACCTGTCCATTCTGCCGATAAGAAATTACAAGGAAGATAACTGTTATTATCTATATCAACAGTTACATCTTGATTTCTACATTGAATAGGCACTTTAAAATCTCCACTATCTGGATAAGGCGAACCCAATGTAAAACTACTAGAACCTAATATTTGTCCTGTAAATTTATACACACCTGCTGTTCTAGCTTTAGGTGTAACAGTAACTTCGAAATAACCACTATCACCATAAATTAATGCAATTCTTTTTAATTGTAAACGTCCTGCAGATATGGTTGCACCACCTCCTGCAGCTTTAGTTTCTCTAGGATAAAATTTAGAGAATTGATATTTAAAATTATATTTTCTACCTACAAAGACAGGGTGTGCCGAGTGATCTCCTAAAGATGTAATTGTAGTAGAACTAGCTTGTGTAATAACTAAATTTCTTCCTTTTTTATTTGTACCCCAAGCACCATTATAAACTACTTCCATAGGATTAGTTTCAGGGTAAGGTATTGTCCAAGTAGTTAAATTTGTACCACTACTATAGCTACCTGTTACCGTTGCTTTTCTATCTAATAAAACTGGAAAACTTAAATCAGTATCTACTTCATTAGCTTTTAAATTCATTCGTTCAACATAAGTACCGTCAGCTCTTTTAATAATTAAGTAAGCCATGTTTTGAATAATGTCTATTCCTAAAATAACATCTGTACTAGCAAACGAATAAGTAGACCAAGATCGTTGTAGAGCTTTTTGGTTTACATCAAAATAATATTTATAAACAAATATTTTACTTCTATCTCCATCAGATAAGGCAAACAAAGTTTTCTCACCTGAAGAACCTTTAAGTGAATATATATTTGCTTTTATATATCTAGGTAAATTAATTGTTGTATCAGTAGCATCTTTAATTTCGCTATCGCTTGAAATGTAATATTCAGACACACCACTAAATGAACCTCTATTACTTGCAAAGTAAATGTTTTGACCTAACCCTATGGGTTTAGCTTTATCAGAAATTTCATATTCAGTTGCTTGATTAATAGATACAGTTTTAGCTGTAAGTGTTTCTTCTGGTTTTAAAATAAATTGTGATTGATCTGAAAACAATATTAATTCTTCATTAAAAGGTACTGCATATTTTAAGATACTAACTTTGTTGTGTGACATAGAAATATCAACAACATCATCATCTTGAGTTGTAGTTACAGTAGTATAATAAAAATTAAAAAATTCACCTGCTTTAGAAAAAATTACATTTTCATCAGAACAAAAACCTAATCTATTTCTATAAAAGAAAATATCATTAATTTTTGTACCAATAAAAGATGGGTCTGGGTTTGTTTCTGAATCTCCACATTCTCTTGGTTTCCAAAGAGGGTCATCATAACTTACACCACTAATAGTATAAGTTCCCCCATCACAAGGTGTAAATCTAAAATTTCCGTCTGCTGTTCTAATTAATACAAACGGCATAGTTGTTGCTAATATATTATTATCTAAACCATCTTTAACTGTTTCAACCCAAGCACTACCGTCCCATTTAACAAAGTAGTTATCAAATTGTGTACCACTATCTCCAGTAATTTCTATTTGAAATCCTATATATCCAACATAAGGTAAATCAGAAAAGTTTTGAGTTTTATCTTTTAATAAAATTAAACCATCTCCACCTAAACCATCTGAAACCCCTGCTGTAAACGTACCTGAATTTTTCTTTACATAAATAATAGAACCATCTCTTACAACTGTAAAACCTGATAAATTACTATTTAAATCACTTGTTAATTCTGTAGCAATATTATCTGTTGTAATTGAACTAGCATTTCCTGAATTTGAATTATCTAAAGTTTCAAAACTTGCTTTTTCTACTCCATCAATAGTAATTTTATAAGTTGTTTTGTATTGTCCATTTTTAACAAAGAATATTGCTTCATCAGGTCGAGAAGCTGATGCACTTCCTGATTTAGTTACTGTTTTAGTTTTGTTAATTATAAAAGTATAATCTGCAACTGTAATACAGTTAATATCTGTTTGTGGTGTTGATGTTGCTAAATAAGTTAAACCTGAAGGTGCTACTACAGTTTTCTCGACACCTGCTAATGTATATGCTTTTATACCACCGTTAGTAATTAAAATTTGATATTCTTCTATATCACTTGCATTAATTAAATGGGTTTTAACTGCTACATCTGTTGCTGTACTTAATTTAGCAATATGTTCAGTTGGTGGTCTTTTACCTAATCCAAATACTACATCTGACAAACCATTTTCTTGAATGTTTGCTTGGTTTGGTAATCTAACTGTATCTGGTTGTTGAGATATACCGTTTAATAAATTTTGAATTGAAGCACTAACTAATCTAGCCATTGTTAATCTTCTGGTTGAAAGTTATTTCTATCTAATGTTCTTGCAACGTCATAATTATTAAAGATACTATGATCTCTAGTATCTCCTTCTGCTTCTTTTAAAACAGACAATGCTTGTAATTCATCTACTTGATGAAACTTGTGTAATAAATCAGACGCTAACATTCTATCTTGAAAAATTCTTGCAGCTCTTATTGTAATGTATCTTCTTGCTGCCTCTGGTATTGCTATAAAATCTAAAAACCAAACTATATCTACATAAACTATAGCATCAGTTATTGTATGTGTATGTTTTTTTCTATCCCATAATTTTCTTGATCTTTCAACGTAGTCATTATGTTGGCTAGTACCAGACGTATCTATTCTTAAACAGTTTGAGGGAAGCTCGACTTGACTAGACGAGTTAGGAGTTAATTGATAATCTGTATCTGAATTAAAATGCCAACCGACACTTTGTACTTCTCGACTTACATTATCTAATATTGTAATTGCTATTGACACATCAGTTGTTGTAGCAGATGTAATAGTGTTAACAGGTGTTTCGCCTATTGCCGTCATCATTACATTAACGGCTTCTAATTTACTTGTAGGTGATGTTGTCATATATGATGTATTAAATTCTGTTGTAATTGTGGTTGTTGTATGTGTGTTTCTTGTATAAGTTGTCGACTTCAGGGGTCAATTTCTCGACCCCTAAAGCCAGTAAAACAAACGTAAATAAATTACGAAGTTTTGATTTCGAACGCAGCGTCAGGTCTAAGAATACCGTGACCCATAGCATATTTAGCTACAAGTAAAGTACCTTGTCTTCTAACGTCATATTCCATCTCAACAGCTAAATCCATTAGCTTAACTGTTCCAACACAAGATTTGTGCCAAACAGCACCAACAGTATTAGAGTAGTTTCCACCCAAATTACCGTCAGAACCGTCAAGAACTCCAGATGTAATGTTCGTTGAAGGTAAGTTGTTAGTTTTCACAATGTGAATACCTGCAACTTTTAATACTTCACCTTCAGCGTAAGCACCTTTTCCACCCCAATCTCTGTTGATTACGTTAGTAGTTTGTACTAATGCGTAATAAGCAGCAGGTGAAACGGCACAATATCTGTCGTTTTCTGGTATGTTAGCTTCGTCCATCTTTTGAGCAGCACTAAAAATAGTTGCTGCAGCAGATGCTCCGTTAGTTACGAAGTCAGCATCAGTTAGTTGTTGCCCTGCAGCTTGTGGTGCAGCAGCTCCTCCTCTTGATGCGTTGATGATTTGTTGATAAACGTGCTTATCCATAGTTTGAGCTAGAACATTTCCACACTCTTTTGAGTATTGTGATCTAACGTCATAATGGTTTTTAGCTTCGTCTATTTTTGCGATAAACGTAGGAGCAATAAGCAATCCTTGAATTGAGATTACTCTTTCGTTGTGAGTTATCGATCCACCAGTTATCTCATTTCCTGCAGTATGGTATGAAGCTGTTGCTTTACCCATAACTGGAAATTGAGCCGACTGACCTGAACTGATACTTCTAACAACGTGCTTATCGGCAGTAGATTGTGCATCTTCAAACGCAGTAAGAACTTCGCCTGAAAATACTTTTAAGAAAAGAGCAGTAGTTGAACCACTTGCTGCAGCTTGTCCTAAATTTGATACAGTAGCATTTGACATGTTATTGTATTCCTTTCCGTTATTAAAATGTAATTAACTTTACTTTTAGTTAAAAGCAGTATCAGTATTGTCCTCCTCAAAGGGTAATGTCTTTCTTTTACTTTTTTAGGTGTAATTACTTAACCTAAAACTTATATAATAGTAGAACGAGCAAGTTTTTCTTCTACTTGCTTTCTAAATGCAGGGTCATTAGCATATTTAGGATTAGACATGTCAGTCTTGACTTGTGCCATACTTTCATATTTTAATCCAGACGTTGCTGTTCCTGTTTCGCCTACTGTTAAACTTGGTTCGGTAGTTTCAGCTCTATATCTAGCTGCCATACCTTTAATAGTATAAATAGCTGTTTGATTATCTCTATCTATACCTTCATTAAACATTTGTATTTCTGTTTCTGATAAATTGCTTTGTACCCAATCAATCATCTTGCCGTATTCTTCTTTACCACCTACACTTTCGTGAGCTTCAGCTTCAAATTTTGTAGCTACAGCTTTTATACCTTCAATGTAGTTGTCGACATAAGATTTAGGTAAACCACTATCTTCTAACGATTTTATAGTAGCTTCGCTTAATTCACCATTTTCTTCAAATTCATTTTGAACTGAAGAAAAATCAATTCCTTTTAATCCGTCAGCTTTTGGTTCTGCAGTTAAAGGTTGATCTTCTTCTTTTGGTTGTCCTATTTTCTTTTCTAATTCTTGATAAGATTTAATTAATTCTTCTTGAGAATTAAATTTACCAAGTATTTTTTCTTCAACTTTAGGAGCTTCTTCTTTTGCAGGAGCAGTTACCTCACCTGTATCTATATCTGTTGTATTAGCACCTTCGTCTGCTTTTTTAACCATAGCATCAATATGTTCTTGGCTATCTTTTGACGTTTCTTCAGGGATTTGTAGTTTATTCGTTTGTTCCATTAGTTATCCTTTGCTTGTTCCATTTGTTCTTGTTGTTCTCCCTTTGCTGCATCTCTCGCCATACCCATACCTTCTTTAGCCATTTGAGGAGCTACTTGGGCTTGTAACATTTCCTCTTGTCTTTGTTGTTCTTCCATCATTAATTGTTGTTGGTCTTTAATTAAACCGTCCATATCTACACCTAATGATGTACCAATTCTTTTAATATACTCACCTATGTTTAAAGATTGTAAACCACTTTCTCCAAATGGTGCAATTTGTTGTACAAATGTATTTAATCTTTGTAAATCAGTTGATCTACCTAATGCTTCTAAACCAGTTACAATTTTAGGTCTAACTTGACCTTTAGGTAATGTAGGAAGTTTTTTCTTTCTTTCCATTTGATACATTAATCTATTAATTAATGGTAATTGTAATTCTTGAGATAACAACGAGTAAAGACCACCTAAACTATCATCTAATTCTTGGCTAACGTATTCTATTTCTTTTGCCGTAACTCTTTCAGCTTGACGTTGAACAGATGTATTAAGCATAAATGCAAATTGTAATCTATCTTGTATCATTCGCATTGTTTGAAAAGCTATATTAAAGTCAGCACCTTTGTTAACTTGAAGTGTAGTAACATCTTCTGCATTACCTTCTCTGATTGCACCGTTAGGACTTTCAGATAAAGTTTTAAGTCGTGTACTTCCGTTTGGTTTTACTAAAAATAAAACTTTACTTGAAGCTGCAGAACCTTCTACTACTGCTCTATATAAAGATTCAAGACTACGTAAATCTCCAATATATTCTTCAATAAATCCTCTACCCCAATCCTCATTATCGATTGAAGTATATCGTAAGGGAATAAAAGGTGACTTGTCTAAAGGGTAAGTCCCATAACTTTCTGGCAATATTTCATCGCCACATTCTTGGTGTACAAGCCACTTTTTATTATCTTCCGAACGCTTAACGCACGTATAGATATCGATTGTGTTTTCATAAGAAGATGTAAGCTCTCCTTTTAATTTTTCTATAACTGAAGGGGGTGCTGAATTAGGACTAACAGTATCTTTTGTTATTATTTTTAAAACTTTACCAGTAGCATCTCTTTTTATAACATATCTATTGATATGATAAACTTTCATGCTCATTTCAGGTGTAATATAAAGAAGACAGTTTCCTGCTACGATTAAATGTTTTAGAGCTTCAAAAATAGTTGTTCTAAAATTATTAACTTCCATTTCATTCATTACTACTCTTTCAAGAGAACCTAATGCTTTTTCAAATTCACCTTTCATACCACCTTGACCTGCTATTTCTGCCATAGTGAACTCGTCAATAGCTAATCTAAAAAATGGTGTGTTAGGGGGAAGTAAGGCAAGTAAGAGTTTACTTGCTAAATTATTAGTACCTCTAGCACCAATACCTTGATACGGAGTGTACAGTTTTGCTGTTCTAGCGTGTGCTTCTCTTGGTATTAAAGAAGGTATAGTAAATTCAGCAG